CGGGCGGTCTCGTTCGTCTGACGGGTGCTCTCCGCATTGGCTCTCGCGGTTTCGGCACTCACGCGCTTTGTCTCGGCTGTTGCTCTCGCGGTCTCCGCATCCGCTCTCTTGCCCTCTGCCGTGGCCCTTGCGGTTTCGGCGCTCACACGCTTTGTCTCCGCGTCGGTTCTGCCAGTCTCTGCGTTCTGACGAACAGTTTCCGCAGCAGCTCGCTTGCTTTCTGCCGTGGCTCTTGCCTGTTCTGCCGATACTCTTGCGGTCTCCGCGTCCGCGCGTGCCTTTTCGGCATTTGCTCTTGCCGTCTCTGCACCCGCGCGGCTCTGTTCTGCGGTCTGACGGGTACTTTCGCTGCTCGCTCTCTGCTGTTCCGCGCTCTCGCGTGACTTCTCCGCAGATTTTCGCGCCGCTTCGCCGCTTTCGCGCACAGTCTCCGCAGAGGCGCGGTCTGTCTCGGCGTTTTTCCGCGCGGTCTCATTGGCAATGCGCGTATCCTCGGCGCTCACTCGGTCTGCCTCGGCATCCGCTCTGCCGGTCTCAGCAGAAATACGCACAGATTCATTCTGTGCGCGGCTGCTCTCCGCGTTCGCCCGCTGGCTCTCCGCCGTCACACGGGCAGATTCAGCGTTTCCTCTGCCGTTCTCTGCCGCCGCGCGGCTTTTCTCTGCCGTGTCGCGCTTGTTCTCCGCATTGGCGCGGGCGGTCTCTGCCGTGTAGCGGGCGCTTTCGGCGTGCTGACGGGCGGTCTCGGCGCTCACGCGGGCACTCTCGGCCTGCGCACGGTCGTCCTCGGCGCTCACGCGGGCACTCTCGGCAGAGGCGCGGCCCTGCTCGGCCAGCTGGCGTTTTGCCTCCTCGCCGCTCCACTCGGTCGTGGACTCCTCCATATCCGCAAACGTCTCCACAATCTCGTTGAACTGCGGAGCCACGCATTCCCGCACCAAACGGTCAAACACGCGTTTGTTCTCGTCTGCCGTGCCGGTCAGCGTGTCCGGGGACGCAATAACGCCCTTTTCCGCAATCTGCGCATCGGTAATTTTATAATCTCTAATACTCACGCACTTCTCTCCTCTCCCACCTCGATATACTTAACCAGGATCTCATAAATACCAAAACCCTCGTTGAGCGCATCCGAGACGAAAATAAACTGAATCATTTTCCACTTTTTCTTCTTCACGCGGAACTGGCGCACACTGTTCGCGCTCGTCTCAAACGTAAAGCGCTCGAAGTTGATATCCTCATAGGAAAGCCTGTCCGCGTAAAACTCGCGGTACAGCCTGCCGCTGTCGCGTTCCGTGCGAATATACAGATCGACTTTCGAGCGTGCATAGCGCTTGAGGTGTACCGCCGAGCCTCTCTTTGGCATGGTCTTGAGCATTGCAATATTGCCCATGCTGTCGAGCTTCGACGCCCACTCCGCGTGAATCGGTTTGCCGTCATCGTTGTACGCACGCATGAGAATTTCGTTTTCCTCTGTCCGCATATCGTCATTGAACTTGCATACCTTGCCGTCTGCGGTGCCGAAATACATGGTCTGCTGATCCGCGCGGAGCACCCGCGCCGGAATATTGGTCCAGTAGTACCACTCATAACCGTTGTCGCTTTTGTCCTGGTTGCCGTCCGCGACATAAGCGCGTCCGTCCACGACAAGAACATACCACCCGCGCCAGGTGGCGGCCACCGCATCCGCAAGGCCGTTTTCCTTGGTGAGCTTCGGATTGACACGTCTCGACCGGCAGAATAACTGCCGGACCTGCATGTTGTTGTAGTAGGTCGTTGTCGGGGCATACACGCCGCGTGGACTCAGATATAACGGATCGTCGTTGAGGTTTGCCGCCGAGTACCGCGCGACCGCGCCGTAACCCGGCACGCCCTCCTTGAGTGGGAACGCCGCAACATCGTTGCTCACAACGCCCGCGTGGTGCCAGATCGTACCTTCCTGGCGATTATCCTTCTTGATGATAAGCAGCTCGCCCTGCGCTTTCAGATAGCACATGATCGGGAAATCGCTCGAACCCACCACCGAATAGTTAATGTCGGGGAAATATGTCGGGTCTGTCAGTCCCGAGAACCACTCCGTGTTTGCATATTTGCCGTTACCGGAAAAGAATACGCGGTCGCCCGAGCCGTCCATGCCGTAAATGGCAAAGATGGTGCAGCCGAGTATCTTCTTCCGGTCCTCAGTCGTTTTTGCAAATCGGATCTCAATGTTGGACGTGCCCGCGTTCTCCGGCGCCTTGGGCGCGGTCTTTAGTGTCACCGTGCCCTTTTTCGCATCAAAGCTCGCCACCTCGAGCGTATCGCCGGTGATATGGTATTTCGCGGTGATGGTCTGCTCCTTGTCAATGCCGGTGACATCCAGTTGAAACGTCTTGCTGCTCCCGTCCCCGACAAAGCGGTTTCTGCGCCACTTGCAAAGCATATTGACTTTCTCATATGCCTCACCACCGCCCGTAGGCTTGCGCTGGTAGCTCGTCAGCGGACAGTAGGCCGTGTCGTCTGCGACGTGCTTTGCCGTCTTGCCGTCATAGCAAAGGTACTCCGCACCGGTCAGCAGATACAGCTTTCCGTTGAGGTAAAAGCCCTGAGTCCGTCCGCCGGACTTGATACCGGTCAAAAGCTCCTGCTGACTGTCCGCAATGGGCTGATAGGTGTGCTCGTCCAGCCGCACCTTATACAGCGTATCGCCTGCATGGACGATCATCGTGCGGCCTGTCTCGGTCGTGGCCTCATACGGAAAAATACCCGCAATCGGCTTGTCACTGCCGAGGTCAACAACTGTGCGCCAGCCCCACCGGCGTTCGGGCGCGCCGCCCTCGTCCGCGATAACGTTCACCGCACGCGGACTTCTGCCGTCGTCAATCTGCGTCTCATCCGTGGAGTAGTCCACACCTCGGAACCGCTTGTAACTCTTCCTGCCGATGGTCGGCGTGGAAAAGTCGGGAACCGTCATGGTTTTCATTCTTCTTCACCGTCCCCATACCCAAGCACCGCCGGCGCGGCATCCTCGAGCTGCTCGACAAAGTAGTTCCGCTCGAGTACCATCTGCGCCTGCTTGTCCTCCTCGTCTATCATAAGCGCTGAGGCGAGGCCGTGCGGCAGTGCGCCGCGCGTAATGCGGTCGTCCCAGTCGATAACCGTATCGTCTATTGCATTGATCTCCGGCGCGCTCGTCAGCTCTTCTCGCCCGCTCGCCGCGCGGATCGCGTTCTCATACGGCAGCGCCTCTGTCAGCAGCCGCTCAAGCAAAAGCGGCGAATACTGATCGTAGTCAGTATCGCCGCCCTTGCTGGTGAACAGAATGGCGGCCGCAAGATCAAAAATCTTTCTTACTGTTGTTGCCATTCTTTCCTCCTGAATTTACTTATCCGTAGCCTCAGCCACATCCGAAGTCAGCTTGCCGGCCTTGCCGAACGCAACCACGCGGATGGTCTGGCCTGCGGTCGTTGCAACCGTGCCGCCGCTTGCGACCAGCATGCGGTTTGCGGAGAAGCGCGGGTCCGAGCCGTCCAGCGTGTACCAGATTTCGTCCGCATCTGCCGCCGTAACGGTCGCACTGTGCGAAGCGATCGCTACGGTGCACGCCTGCTGGCTTGCGGCCTTGGCCACAACGACAACCGAATCCGCACGGCTGGAAAGCACAAACAGATCGTAAATCTGACGGCCCTCAACCAGAGAACCGGAAACGCCGGGGGGATCGGTGTGGATTTTGGTATCGTCAATGGTATACGGGAACGCAAGCGCCTGCTCGTGAATTGCAAGCATATAAACGTCGGTCGGGAACAGTCGGTCGGGAACCTTTACAACAGTAAAGCCCGCAACCTGACCGACAACGCCTGTGGGCAGCTGCTTGCCCGCCAGATTGTCCAGCTTGACCCACTCGTCCGAGAGGATGATCTTCTTGTAGTCACTCACGCGGACAAAAAGGATACGGCCATCATCCGGTACATAGTGATCGTCCATATAGGCGGCAGCATCATAGACGGTGGAGATAATGTCGCTCTTGGTCGGTGCAGCAGAAACGCCCTGAATATGGCCGAATCGTGCAATGCGGCTGAAGCCGTACTTGTCGCCGGTCGGCACGCACTTCTCGGAGATCTGCTGGCGCAGGTACTGGCCGGCCTTGTTGCTGATAGCCTGCTGAGAGCCGTCGCCCTTGTCTACAATGGCGGTAAACGCCTTGTCCTGGGTGATGGTGTACTCGTTTACGATGTCCTGTACATCGTTCGGCGCACCGTAGCGGTCCTTGCCCTCTCGCTTGTAGTCGTTCAGCTCGCTGGTGAGGATCTGGTAAACCTTGCAGGTTTTCTTGCCGATCATGTCAACGTGCGCCTTGCAGTGCGGGCGCAGGAACGAGGTATGGGTATACAGCTTTTCTACAGCTTTTGAATACTGTTCAGTAAGATAAATAGGCATATAGTAAAATCACTCCTTTTACAGTCCCAGTAAGCCGCGCAGGAACGGGTCGCTCGTGTCGCCCTCATTGCCCTGCACACTTCCCGGGCTTGTCATTTTGTTCTGGTTGTTCTTCTTTTCGATCTGTACAGCCTGTGCATTCTGCTCAGCCTGATAGCGCCAGTGCGCGGCAACGGGCGTCATAGCTTCCTGCTGCACCAATTCAAGCACGCGTTTTGGCACTTCCTCGAAACTCTTCACGCCAGAGAGTGAAACATATTCTTCCCACGCGCGTGCATCGGCTTCTTCTCGTGCCTGTTCAACAGTCTGATCAATGCGCTGCTGCATGGCGGTAAGCTCCGCCCGCTGCTGTTCGGCGGCCTGTGCCGCGGCTGCACGCTGGGAAGCCATGCGGCCCTCGGCTATCGCCTTGAGCGCCGCATCCGGCGTTTCCGGAAACTCCGCGCGGCACTTCTCGATTTCAGCCGAGAGCAGCTGCTCATTGCGTGCGCCCTCCAGCTGTTCCAGGTACTGCTGCCGGTTCATGCCAGCGGCCTCAGCGTACTGATCCAGTACACGCATTTCCCGCTCGGCCTTGCGGTCATAATTCATGCCCTTCTGGAGCAGTTCGACCGGGTTCACGCCGAGCGCACCGGTCAGCGCCTGCACTGCATCTGCCGGCAGCAGGATCTGCTGTCCGTTGAAGACGAGCGGCACGGTCTGCACCGGCTGTTCCACCGTCTCCGGCGGTACTTCGCCGCCCTCCGGCGGCTGATTCTCCGGTTCTTCCTGCTGCTCTTCGGCGCGCTGGTTTTCCGCGCCGTCCTGCACGGTCTCCTCTGCGCCCTCGGCGGCGGTCTGCTGGTCTTCCAAACCGTCATTGCCTTCAAGCGCTGCGAGAAAATCGTCGCCGTTAAAACCGTCCATGTCCTCGTTTCCGAGGCTCGTGTTTACGTCTGCCGAATTGCTGGTCTCCCAATCCATAAGACAAATCCTCCTATATGCAAAAGACTTTCGTCTCATTGCCGTGTGTTTATCGTGTGTTTATCGTGCGTTCCTGCACTCCGGCGGACGCAGCACAGTTCCGCTGGTACTGCACCCGCTTGTATCCTTGCACGCACGGGGAATGCGTAACCCGGACGGGGATAATATGGCGAGAATCCCACGCCCGCCGCAGTGCAGGAAAATATCGTGCTCCGGCGCTCGGACGGACGCCCTCGACCCGAACGAGGGTGCCCGCCATCAGAAAGAAATAAGGGGAATCA